CCAGTTGTATTCGTCCATGATGCGGCTAACGACCTTGTACTCGTTCAGGTAGCGCCAATCCGAGCAGACGACGGTCTCGTGCGGGAGGCCATCGGCGGAGACGAAGGGGAGGTAGCGGGCGAGGTGCTCGGCGAAGACGTCCTCGTTCAGCGAGCGGGCGAACTTCCCGGTCGAGACGAGGAAGTCGCGGTGCTTGACCTTGAACTCCTCGTTGAAGAAGTCGCCCTCGAGGTGCAGATACGAGAGCATCGCGTTGGCGCACTCCTTGAGGGGGTCGGCGAAGTTGACCTTGGACGCCCGGCGCTCAGACCACTCGAGCAGCCCGTTGGCGAGGGTATCCTTCCCGGCCCTGGAGAAGCCCGCGATCAGGACGAGGGTGGGGCGGCCTTCGATGATGGTCATGAGGCGGTGGCGTCGTATTGGCGGAGGACGCGGGAGAGGCGCAGCGCCTTGCGGAACTGGCGGCCCGAGACGTTCAGCGCCTTGCGGAGGTGCCGGTGCTTGACGGTCGGGTCGGTGCGGAGGGCCTCGAGGCAGATCAGGGTGCGGGTCTGGCGGTCGCCCTTGCGGGCCTCGGCGATGAAGTCGCGGTTCATTAGAACGGCGGGGCCTCCATGTTGGAGTCGGGGGCGGGGCTGGCCTTCGTGGAGCCCTTGGCGAAGCCGAGTTTGTATTTGAACTGCGGCTTGCCCTGCCATTCGCCGTTCGGCTCGACGGTCACGGCGACGTCGATGGTCTGGCCCGCGGCGGACTTGAGATACTCCAGGAACTCGGCGGGGGTGGCGTCGAGGCGCAGCTCGGCGGTGTATTTGCCGGAGAACTTGCCGACGAGCATGGCGAGGGCCTTGCCGTACTTGGCAGAGTAGTTCTTCGACAGGCAGTTCCCTTCGACGTCGACGAAGAAGATGCGGGCGGAGACGGTGCCGTCCTCCCACGTCTTCACCTTCTCGAACTTGGGGGCGATGAGCTTCAGGCGGTAGTTGCCGGACTGCTCGATGGTCTTCAGCGGGGGGCGGTCGTTTGCGGGTTGGGTCATGTTGGTATTAGGCGAAGGTGATGGGGGCGGGGGCGTCGGTCGGCGCCTTGTTCAGGTCGAGCGTCTGGATCTCCTGGGAATAGCCGGGCCAGTCGTTCGACGCGAGGCAGGCCTTGTAGGTCTCGACGGCCTTGATGAAGTCGGAGTAGCCGTAGGCCATCAGGTCGGGGCCGAGCTCGTAGACGGCGGTCTGGAGGGTTTCCTTCTCGACGCAGATGAAGCGGAAGCCTTGGACGTGCTCCTTGAAGCCCGCGGTATAGGCGGCCTTGTAGAAGTTAGCCTGGAGGTTGTAGCGGTAGGCGCGGACGGCCTTGAGGAAGCCCGCGGGGGACGCGTCCTCGCACGTCTTGAGGTCGTAGAGGTAGCCGTCTTCGCCGACGGCGTCGATGGCGGCCTTGATGTTGGCATCCATGAAGGTCGTCATGAACATGAACTCGGTCGCCTTGAACTTGAAGCCGTGCCGGTCAATGCAACCGAGCGCAGCCGCCGCGATCTTGAGGGACTCGTCCGCCTCGTCGGCGCTGAGGACGGTCGTCCCGGGCTGGAGGGCGGCGGTGAAGGCCTCGAAGGCCTGTTTGCCGTCCTTGGTGCGACGATCGCAGACCGGGGCGATGGCGAAGGCGGTCTCGGCCTTCGGCTTGTCCAGGACGAGGGCGTGGACGTAGGAGCCGACGCGGAGGGCCTTGGTCGCCTCGCGGTCGCGGTTCATGTACTGGATGTAGTGGGCCGGGGACTTGAGCAGTTCCTTGGAGCCCGAGTAGTTGAGCGCCTCGATGCCGTCGTAAAGGACGCGGGCGGGGATGATGTGGGGGGGGATGTGTTGCATGGTGTTTGTGGGAAAGGTTATTTGAGGAGGGCCATGATCTGGTCGGCCTTGTCGGGGCGACGGCGCTTGATGGCGGCGAGGCACATGGACGACCCGGGCTTGAAGTTAGAACAAGCGTAAGGGCGGTTCGGGTAGATGTTGCAGCGCCCTTCCTTGGAGAGGTTCGGGCAGACGCAGGGGATTTCGGCGACCGTGATGCCGTCGGCCTCGAAGACCTCGGCGCGGACGGAGTAGAACTCGCGGGTCACGGGGTTCGACGGGATGCCGAACAGGAGGGACTCGCAGCAAGCCCCGGCGCATAGGTCGCAGGCGTTCAAAGGGCGTCGTCCTCCGCGGTGCTGTCCTCGAGGGCGAAGGTGACGGCCTTCGCGTGTTGCAGGGCCTCCTCGGCGAGGCGCTCGCATTCCTCGAGCTGATTGCGGAGGCAACGCAGGGACACGACCGCGGCGTGTGCCCGGTCATAGAATGCCTTCACGTCGTAGGCCTCCGCGAGGGTGTCGGGGTTGAGGCGGTCAATCTCCTCGCGGGCGAGGTCGGCGCATTGGCTGACCCGGGTGTAGTCGCTGATCGTGTCTGCCCGGGCGGCGCGGTCGGACAACTTGCCCAGGGCGTCGGCGGACTGCATCAGGAGCCCGCGGATATAGTCGTGGTTCGTCATGTCAGAAGGTTACCTCGGTGATGGTCTTTCCGTCGGTGAAGAAGAAGCGGACGTTCGACCGGGCGAGGCTCGGGAGGGTGTTGCGCTTCCAATCGGCGAGGTTCGCGTCGAAGACCTTGCGGGACTTGGCGAAGACCTCGGCGTAGGGGATGCTGTCCAGGACGATTAGCAGGACGAACGTGTAGTTGTAATTCGCGGCGGCCTTGACGACGCCCGAGGGGATGAGGATGGGCTTGCGGACGGGCTTCACGGGATGAAGGCAATGTGGCGCTCGAAGAAGCGGACGAGCTCGACGACCATCAGGGCGGTCAGGATGCCAGCGGAGAAGCCCAGCCAGAAGCGGTCGACGTTCACTTGGTCAGGGGGCGGATGCCCGGTTGGGTGGACGCCGGGGCCGAGAAGGCGGTCGGCTTGGAGGAGGAGGCGCCGTCGTCGTCGAGGTCGGTGGCGATGCCGCAAGCGGTCTGGATGGACTGGCGGCGAAGGTAGGTGATGGCGCTGCCGATCTGCTGCGGGGTCAGCCCTTCGGCCTTCACGGACAGGCGGCCCGAGGGGAAGGTCGTGCCGTCGATCTGGCGGAAGGCGGTGAAGACGGTGACCTTGCCCTCCTCGCTGTCGAGGGTCTGGACGATGGCGAGGCGGTGCTTCGCGGCGACGGCCTTGACGGTCTCGAGCACCTCGGCGAGCGAGGCGTAGCGGGACTTGAAGGCCGGGTTGACGCGGTCGGCGTGGACGTTGCCGACGTCGTTCAGGAAGTTGACCAGGTCGGAGTTGGGATTGTGGGGGGTGCTCATGGGAATTAGTCGGCCTTCGGCTTGTCGACGAGGGTCATCAGGTCTTCGCGGGCGATGCGCTGGAGGTCGCCGTTGATGATCGGGTTGTAGTACTCCTTGCCGTTGTAGACGGAGACCTTGAGGAGGCGGGCGAAGCGGTTGTCGGGCAGGATGACGTAGGAGGTGCCCGGGACGGGGATGGGCGGGACGACGAGGTGCTTCGTCGTTTGTTCGTTAGCGGGAATGCGTTGTTTCATTAGGGGGAGAAAGTCAGTTGATGGCGCCGCGTCGGGCGGCGTCCAGGATGAGGAGGGCGTCGGCGTTCCAGAGGGTGACGTCGACGGTGGGAAAGAGCTCGGCGGCCCGAGCCTTAAGTTTATTCTTCCAAGCGGTCGTCGTCAGGTCGCCCTTCGTGCCGCACGTGTGCGCCTTTTGCCAGATGGCAGGACGGACGCGGTGAATCTTCCAGCCGAGCGTAACGGCGGCGCCGTAGAGGATGCCCACGTTGAACATCATCTTGCCCACAGCGCTGCCGGGGATGTTCTTGCCCGCGAAGAGGGGCGGCTCCTCAAGGTAGCAGTCGATTTCCTTCGCGGTGTTGGAGACCTCGACGAGGAAGGAAACAACCTCGAAGTCAGTCCCCGGCATCTTCTGCACCGTGACGAGCCCGTCCCGATCCAATAGGGCGAGCCCGCCGTTCACGCCTGGGTCGATTGCTACGATGAGGGCCACGGCAAGACCCTTGTGCCCGTGCAAACTCCTTGCCAGAAATAAACTAGCGACGGACTAGATTGCCGACGCGGACGGCGTACGAGGCCCGGGCGGGCGGGGCGTTCGACAGGCGGAAGCCGATGCTGGCGGCGCCGGTGAAGCCGAGGTTCCAGCAGAGGGCCAGACACTCGGGGGATGGGTTAGGTATGCCCCGGGCGGTCAAGCGGCCTCTGAGGGCACGCAGATAGGCAAGGGCGACCATGTCCTGGGCGAGTGGGGAACGCCATTGCCAGCGGGGGAAGGTCGGTCGGCCTTCGCGGAGAAGCTGCGCGTTGCCGTCGGCCCAAGCCTCGGGGTGCATTTGGTAGAGCCCGAGGGCCGCCCCGCC